CTGCGAAGATGTTATTACAATCTAGGTCGGGTTCCCCTGTGATGTTCAGGAAGGCCTGAACCGCGCGTTAGTAACTAACTAACAAATCGCGCCCGACTACCTTCTTTCGCAGCATCAGCTGCCTGGGAGAAGAGGTAAAACCATGTTCTGTGCGGACATCAGAGTCCGCGTGGGCTAAGTCTAATTCTACAGCGAGGTTCTGATTACGCCTCGCTAAGGTTTCGACTAGGGTTTTAAATTCCGCAGGCGTCCATTGGGCCAATTTCTCACGACGGTTTTTAAGCCACCGAGAAATTGACTTATGGACACAAGCCCCTTTAACTCTGCTTTTTACCGAAACGGGCGAGAAGACTTCAAACGTAGCACCTTTTTGAAGTGCAACGTCTGAGAAAGAAGTCGTATATCGTCCGAGGTAAGGAACGTTGCCATAAACAAATGGCAACGCTGCGCCAAGTTCTTTCTCCAACGAGCTATAAATATAATTTGCAGCCCGAAAGAGACCTTTCTTGACCAGTTCACGTGCATGGCGCTCAAATTGAAGAGCTAAGTGCTGACGTCTTCTAGGGTGAACTATGGGCTCTATACTGAGACCCCTCTCAACTCTAGGACGGAGCACAGGTCCGTAACGGCATCTTAAAGCCGTGTCCAAACCAGGTCCAGCCAGTTTCAGGCGCACAGGAGCAACATCTACACCTCTGTAGAAGTCGCCACCGCATGACTCACGAAAGTGTGAGTGACGAAAGCACTTCTCCGGATTAAGCATCAAACCGACCTTCTCAAGGGCCAGCTGAGCGTCCGAATAGTAACACGAAGGGACTTGTAAGTCATCTCCGTATACGTAGACCTCACGCATAACATCGGCAAAGGGCCGACGGTACTTGTGCGAAATCTCAGTGCAAACTGCGATATAGATAAGGATGGCCATAGTAACGAACGTTAGTCCGTTACCCATGTTGCCAAATTTCTTGAGACGGTGCTTTAATCCCGTCACAGGCAACTTGACCATCGTTGCACGTAATCGCGAAACCCAATAATTATGCCCTGGACTGTACCTGTACAGAGCTCTAATCACGGAGCGTCTGACTCTGTCGCTAGCCTCTTTAAGGTCTAGCGTCGAAATCAGTCTGGTGAGCGAGCCCTCACGAGCTCGATCGCGCATAATTTGCTGATCAGTAAATTGAATATGCCCACGTGACTCCGCCTCCACTGACCGAGAGACATTGTCGAAATAAGCTAGCTGACCGGGGAGGAGATGAAACTCTTCCTTAGAAATGACACGCTTTTTATTCGCATCTTTCGGAACCAACTTAATAGCAGCCATATGATTGGCTGCGGGTGAACCGTCACCAGTTTTGTATACAGGTAACGGCGAATCAGGGTATTCTTTAAAGAACCCTTCGAAACCATTAAACGTGGGCATGGAGCCAATTCGACGATTAGGTAAGAGCTTGTGCTCCCACCAATCGTAGTTCTGACATATAATCTCAGAACCGAAGAAAGCTCCGGGGCCATAGCGCGGATTTCGGATGATGTCGTCAGGACGCATAGAGGCCGTTTTTGGCATATGTGTCTCCCAATTTCGTCGACAACGGTCAACGAAATTCCAGTCAACATCATTATCCGACAAACCAGAGTCAACTTGTTCATACTTAATCTCGGCTAGCAGATCCTGCGAAGGATCGAATTCAAGTGCGAGTTTAGAAAAATACTCGCAGAACTGCCGCAAGCGCTTCAATGCGTTAGGGCAGACGCTAGCTAACACCCGTCCAGAAGACGGATCGAAGATCTTGTCAAGCAAACTCCTGAAATAATGGAGAGAGCGCTTTGACCATTTGATGTCAGTGAATAGTGTTCCATCAGGATTTTCACGCCTGAAGCTCCCTCTTTCGAGTGAGTAAAGAACGCATTTCCACAGCTTTGGCAGAGTAACCGTTAGAAACCGCAAACCTTCGTTTCTAAAACGAGATATGCAATATCTAACGTCTGATAGATCGAGACCAACGTCTTCCGCTAATCTCAACATAAGAGTGGACCATTTTATCATGAAAAGCTCCGCAAGGTTAATTCCATGCGCGGGCGACAAAATGATTCCCGTTCACTCTTTAGAAGTCACCATTCATGATACGATTGATAGTGGCGGCGGTGATGAAATCAGAAGTGAGTTGGATATAAGTATCCATCTCAGTGGGTGTAAACCCATCTTCTGCTTGGATTACTCCTTGGTAGAGGAATTTACGCCTCTTAACAACACCGTCAATGGTTACGTCTTTTTCAACGACGTAAGAGACTCCTCCGGTAGTTACTCCGGATTTGCCTTTTTTACCGCCAGTGACCTTAATATAATGTTTGGGGTCACCAAAATTCACGGTCGATAGCATATACTGGCCATCATTGCCAGCTTGATTGTATGTTAAAGACCCGATCGTAATTGGATGGAAACTCATAACTCACACACACACTTTGGTTGAACGATTTATCGTTTAGCTAGGTAAGCCGTGTTTAGCAGCTCCCTTAGCGAAGGGGCCTCCCATTTAGGGGGGTCTTGACCTAAGGTTTTAACACTAGACGCGGGGATCAGTGCGAGACCTCGTGAGTAGACTTCTCCCTCGATAATGGGATCGTCTATGTACCAGTCAGGATGCTTAAGGTAGCGAAGCGTCGGTTCCGAATAACCCATACGAAAGGTTATGTCGAACGACGACCAGCCATCCCCAGAAGTCTCATAATTAACCCATCCGCGAGGATGGAGAGACTCGAGCAAATCCCCAACTGGGACAAAATAGTCAAGAACAAAAGAGAGGGGTATGATATCCCATGCTGACTTAAGATCCGGATTAAAGCCAATTGCGTCTAACATGCGCATCGCACGCAACAGACCACCCTTGAGGTGTGCTGGCGGGCGTACACACAACGTCCCATGAGTTCTCATGGACCCCTCCACAGTTAGTGAAGGAACAACCCCTTCTTTGGGGCGAGAGAAATTAATATTCCTCTTGACGTTGAACGGTTGGCAGTAAGGGTCTTGACCCTTATCCGAAAGGATGTCAATAAGTCCTTTGATAGCTGACTTAATGTCGCTGACAAAAGGTACCCATCCCCAAGTTGCCTCACCATACGATGGCAAGACGTAAGCGGCCTTTTTAAGGGCTGCTTTCGAGGAGCGGGGAGTCACAACAGCCGCTTTAGCAAGGCGGACGAATGACTCACCAATCATTTTAAGGGTATCATCAAAGTCAGCAGCGAAAGTCAGTATTTCGAAGCCACTTTGACCGGGCATTGTGTAGCCCTTAAGGTCATATAAGTGCTGAAAACCCACAGCAGCTGCTTCAGAAGCACTTGACGTAAATCCATAAAAGGATTGCATGTCAAAGTACTCACCAGTATCCTGGTCGGTGCAATACCTTCCAGAAAATGGTTTCTTTAACTTCCAATGGAAACACGAGGCTTTACGCCGCGCGAATCGGTCCGTTGAAATGGACTCTATGGAGTTAGAGTAAGTACCTGCGTAATCACCATTTCTGGTGATAGTGTGGTTATGGCTTCGAGATTTAGATACAGTCATAGCATGGAACAGCGGAAACGTAAACTCTAGTAAGTTTGTAGAAGAAAGAGCATCGAGCGAATGCAAGATGCCCTCAATTTATGGACTTACTAGTGGTCAGAGAGACGAAAGTCT